GGCCCCCGAGGGGGCCATCCGGCGCAGTGCAGCGTCCCCCTACCTATGGTGGTTTGCTACCATTGTTGGTAGGGGATGTACTGGATTACCAGTACGAGACCAGAAGGAGCCTTAGATGCCCTTGAGGAGGTGTTGTGGAGACAAAGTCTCGCACAATCCCGACTGACATAGGTCAGTCCACCGTAGTTACATTTAACTCGGCATGCCGAGCTGGCGTATCCCTGAAACCAGGGGTTAAGCCAGTAGAGCGTACGAGTTATAACTATGGTGTATTCAAGGGGACTCAGGTAACTGAGTCGGAAGGGCATCCATGGAAGACTAGAGCTAAAGGCTCGAATCTCCAGGATATTGGAGGAGACTTCTTCACTCAAAAGACCTACGCGGACATCGTTTGTCCAACTGGGTCGGCTGAGTTTGATAGTTTCTCCAACGGGTTTGATTGGTGTTCACGCCAGAAATGGAGTGGCACCCTTCTTCCCGTTCACCCAGGCGTATTTCCGCCGCCTCCTGCGAGCAATAGCTCGCAGTCCCAGCTTAATCAGCTGGGGGCGACGGCCGTAGCCTTGGTGAAACCCGACAATCCGATTCCGAACATGACCGTTTTCTTAGGGGAGATGATGAGGGATGGCTTACCAAAGCTACCCTTATCCTCCTGGGAAGAGAAAACCAAGGACGCCACGAAAGTGGCGGCCGAGGATTATCTCAACCTTGAATTCGGTTTTAAACCCGTCGCAGCCGACATCGCGTCGTTTGCGTCAGCAGTCGTTGGTGCTGAGAAATTGCTAGCTCAGTACGAACGTGATGCTGGGAGGGTTGTTCGTCGTCGGTTTGAATTCCCATCTACTGAGACCACTGAGTCTACGATTATAGCCGGTAACTTAGGTGTACCTTACTTGGTACCCTTTGATGCTGGCTATTTCGCGACCAGCGGTTCCAGGGACTTGGTTCGCGTTCGGAAAACCGAACGCCGTCAATGGTTCAGCGGTGCTTTTACTTACTACCTTCCAACCGGCTATGACAGCCGGAAGGAGATGGCGAGTATTGCATCGATTGCTGGGCGTATGCTCAGCCTGGACCTGACGCCAGAAAATATCTGGAACCTGGCTCCTTGGAGTTGGGCTGTCGATTGGTTCTCGAATGCTGGCGACGTTCTTTCGAACGTCAACAGCTTCTTGAACGGCAGCTCGGTTATGCGCTATGGGTATCTGATGGAACATACCATCATAACGGATACCTATTCCATGCGTGTCCCGTGGACATTAAAATCCGCGGGCCGAACGGATGGGCATCTCCGTCTCATCACTGAGACGAAGGTGCGCCGCCGTGCTAACCCCTTCGGTTTCGGAGTCAGCTGGGAGGGCTTGTCACCCCGCCAGCTGGCCATTGCGGCCGCTTTGGGTATTACCCGAGGCGATCCGCAGGCGCGTTAACTGCGTCAAACGCCAAAGGGGCTCGAGAACCGAGCCCTAGGAGTGATGCCTATGGCACTAGCCGATCCACAAACCGTCACCATCTCAGCTGCGACTTCGTCCCTACCACGCGTGAGCGTGGATGAGACTGAGTCGGAGTACATGAGTGGGGACGGCCTGATCAAACTCTTGGTTTCGCATTCCTACGGGAAGCGTACCAGGAGGTTGGTCCGGATCGACCATGCGAAGTTGACCTCAGATCCGTTCAAGCCGGCAGAGAATGTGAAGGTCGGAATGGCGGCTTACACCGTCTTCGACCTTCCACCTGCCGGCTATACAGCGGCTGAGGCTCTCGCTGTGTGGGTGGGCTTTAACGCCCAGCTCACAGCGGCTTCGAATGCGGTCGTCACCAAGATCCTTGGTGGCGAGTCGTAGTGGTGGAGATGTATCAGGTACATCGCAGGATTCCGGCCCGGAAGGGTTGGAAACACCGCATGTGTCTGGTCATCTTGAACGCCCTCGGGGAGGTGACGGGGCGGAGATAGCTGTCCGCGTTGCAGTCGGTTATAAAACCGTTCTGCTCGTGGTAGTTATCTTTGACCTTGTTCACCTGTCTTTGAGGGAGATACTTAATGCGAACTTTGTCGAGCATTTACTGCTCGGCATTGGTTCGTAGTATCTCACCGTAAGGCGCGTTCTTCCATAGGCGATAGACGACCTTGCCCGTGAGGGATAGGAGATCTATTGCTTGTGGTTCACTCCATGGTGCTGCTACAAGGCATCTTTTCATTCAGTTCGGGACATCCCGAGTTAAGTCTCGGGTCTCCCCGAGAGAAAGGACACTAACGTGTCGATTCATCCCGGGGACATGCGTCCCCAACTCAACGAGAGGTACGGAAAGGTTATCCGCGTGGCGAATGCCGCGCGGCAAGCCTCCCGTCTCTCGAGTGAGAAGCGGTACGAGTTCATCGGCTGGTTTTCCAACGAGGGCGAGTACTTTGCCCACGATTTGGAGACCGGGTCGTTGATCTCGGTATCGGACCTGTATGGCAAGTTGCCGCCGGAGCGCCGTAAGGCGATCTGGCTGTAGCAGCTTTAGTGGCATAGGCTATGGATCCTGAACCTTCTATAAAGGAGGTTACCCTGTTAAAGGGACAGGTGAAAAGCCTGATGTCACTCTGGTCTTTGTTAGCGCAGGAATGCGCTGACAGATGTTGCACTAGCGCCACTCGTGACATTAAGACCGTCACGAGTCGGGTCGAACATGAGGGGTTATCTTTTCTAACGATAACCCTACCTGACCTTGGAAAGGCCATCGAAAAATGGCTTGACTGTGGTCAGGTCGGCATCAACTCATCGTTCCGTAAGGAGCGAGGAGGAGAGCTCCCCCGTTTGTTCGGAGGTTATCTCAACCGTGTGTTCGACCGGAGTAGTGGTTTGTTGCTCGATGATCCTTGTATCGACGCAATTCGATCCTTACGTCAGCTAACACTGATGTTCGGAAAGATTGAGCTTGAGTGCACTCCTGCACGTCAGGCTGCGGCTTTACGAGGATACCTCGAGTGTGAGATGGATGTCCGTCGCTCTGACGCGGAACTCTCCGGGAGAGATCTCGAAGAGTTCCGACAAATGTCAGAGTTGCTTTTCGGAAAGACTTTCGAAGGCATGAACAGAGATGTTTATGCCCATAGTCTTATACCGAAGCATGGACCAGGATCAACCGCGGATCGCACTAAAGGAAATCTGAAGTGGGTTCCGCGAGCCTGGACCAGACGGTTACAGCAGGGTTGGTTACCTGCTGAGAGCTACCTGATTCCTAATTGGCGTTTTACGCACGTTTTGGATCAGGTGGACATCCACGAACCCGGTGAAGAGGAACCCGTGAGGGTGACTCTTGTTCCTAAGACGCTCAAGACTCCGCGAGTGATTGCGATGGAGCCGGTCTGCATGCAGTACATGCAGCAGGCCGTCTATCGCAGTTTCCAAGCGAACTTCAAGAGAGATAGACTCCTCAAGAAGTTGATCGGTTTCGATGACCAAACTCTTAACCAGAGAATGGCGAAACGAGGTTCGATTGATAACCGAACCGCTACACTCGATTTGAGTGAAGCTTCCGATCGTGTCTCGAATGAGCTGGTCAGGACCATGGTGGATCGGTGGCCTTTCTTGCGAGAGGTTGTCGACGCCACTAGGTCCCGTAAGGCTCTCGTAGATGGTCAAACCGTAAGGTTGGCCAAATACGCGTCTATGGGTTCAGCGCTTTGTTTCCCGATCGAGGCGGCGGTATTCACTACCGTCATCTTTGTTGGGATCCAAAGATCGCTCAACAAGCCACTAAACCGGAAAGATATACTTCGTCTTTCCGGCTCGGTGCGTGTCTACGGGGACGACTTGATTGTTCCCGTAGATCATGTGCTTACCGTCGTTCAGGCCTTGGAGGCTTTCGGCTTCCGAGTCAACCTGGGCAAGTCTTTCTGGACTGGAAAGTTCAGGGAGTCTTGCGGTATGGAATACTACGATGGGCACGACGTTACGATAACGCGTGTCCGGAGTGTATTCCCTGCGCGACGGCAGGACGCGACCGAGGTAGCTTCTCTCGTAACCCTCCGGAACCAACTCTACTTGAGTGGTTACTGGAGGACCGCGAGATGGTTGGATGCCAAGATAGAAGGGTTGATTAACTTCTTCCCAACTGTCGGCTTCGACTCCTCGGTGCTGGGCAGGGTGTCTTTTGTGGGCGAGACCTACGGGTATCGCTTCACTAAACTTCACCCAAGCCGTCAAAGCCCCTTAGTCAGGGGCTTTGTGGTGTCGGCCAAACCTCCCTACGACTCGACTTTCGTCTTTAGAAATGAAGACGGAGCTCGTGACGTGGGGGGGACTGGTGCCCTGCTTAAGTGTTTGCTTAAGCTAGGCAATCCAACTGATGCGAGTGACGGCAACGCACTGCATTGGTTGGACCCTGGCGTGTCTATAGGAGGCCCCTTAGGGGTCTACCATAGCTCCACCTTGTGGGCTAGCCAGCCCCAGGGTGACAGTGAGCACTTAGAGCGTACTGGACGCCCTCAGCGCGTCAACATCAAGCTGAGGTGGAGGCCACCCGTTTAAGGTGGACCAGGCCTTAATAGGCCGGTTGGGGAGACCAAGTTTACTTCTGCCAAG